CGAAGCTCATCCTTCTTAACGTCAATGTAGTAGGAGTCCTCAATAACCTCCCCTTTCTTGGCCAGATCAATTCTCTTCTTGATTCGCTCAAGCAAAGCTGGATCATTAATCTCGTACTTCAGTCGCTCTCCAGGTTTTTGTGGGAGTTCCTTGAAGTACGGGTATTTGCCCTTTCCATGTTTGAAGTTGTAAGGGTAGCCTGGGGAATTTCTCATTTCCAAACCAGCCTCCTCGCCATGACTCGTGCCATCTACCCCATTGATGGCCTCGTCCAGAGTCAAAAGTCTTTTCTCTCCTTCGAATTGCGTGAATTCGTCCTTCATCGCCTCCACCACTTGATTGACCTCATCAACATCACGAAACCAAAAGGTTTGCCTGTTTGTTTTCTTGATGATGTCTGCATCGAAGTCAACGCCCTTGTCAAGACGGGGGTCCTTTGGTGAAAGGACCGCCGGTTCATGGGTAATCGGAAAGATTTCTCCATGAACAGGGGATGGTTTGATAGCTGTTTTTGTTGGTTGGTGACACCTATCTTCCTTTCCCACAGTTCCAAGAAAATGATTTGTTTCAATTGCTTCCTGGAAATGAGGGGGAACATCCTCCTTGACAATTTTCGTTGACGTCGATGGAGACAACGAAATGGGAAGCATCTCCTCAAGTGCGAGCAAATGTTCAATGCAGACTGGAGAAGCTCCCATGATCGTTCCATTACCCCAAGTGTGGATTCCAATCATTTTCCCAATTGATCCAAAGTACTTGGGATTGTGAACAATCCAAGGATTGCCACAAGCTCCGGCGGTTGACCTACCATTCCCACAGATTGAAAGAGGGGTAGTGGTAAATGAACCGTCAGAAGCTTCCGTCTTTTGATTCGCGATGAACCGCATTTTCGGAACCCAACTGCAAACATTCCCAACTTTGTATCCAGACTGATTGTCAATTCTGGACAAATCCGAAGCAGAGATGATGTGCTTCGTCATGTCAGGAAAAGAATGCCCTGTCCAACCAGTGTTCCAAAGGACAACGTCAGTATCGCCTTCCTCATAGGAGAGTTGCGCACAGTTTTTGCTGTCAAAAGTGACCTCATAATTGTAATCGGCCAAAGATCCATTATCGTGAGATCTCCTCTGGACTTGGATGATCGTTCCTTCAGGAAGAGTATCTACGAAATGCTTATTGAGAAGGATCAAATTCTTCTTCCAAGCGAATCCACAAGTAACCTTCCCATTGCCCCTCAATTGAACGGTGTTCTTCAAGTAGGTTCCAATTCCTGGGAACTCTGTGTCCTGATGGCTTGGAATTGGAACTTTGGGCCTAATTGGGTTCGCAACCCTTCTGACATCCATCTTCCTCTTCCCGCCAGAAGCTGGTGATCCAGCAGAATACCAAGAGACTTGGTGAACTGGATTTTCCTCCTTTCCCTTTCCGAACAACCAGTAACCAACCATTGCAGTGGCCGTCATTCCAGCTGCGACCTTCATGATGAAGACAGAATACTTTTTGATGGAAGCAATGATGCCATCAAATTGTTCTGAAACTCTTTCAGTGTTGGTGACCCACTCCAAAAACGAAATCGCTTTTCCAATGCCTGAATTTGCTGGCATTGGTTCAGGTCCATAACACCTACGGTGTTCAGGATCCATCGATCCCACCATTTTGTCTTCACCATGAAAGGCGAACATGTCGGAAGAAAACCATTCTCCTCTGAACTCCTCGGGTCGGTAATCATTGATGGGAATCTTCCAGCCTTCTTCCGCAACATGACTCCTCAGATTGCCATGGACTTTTGATGTTATCCAGGTTGATTCAAAGAATCTCAAGTCATAAAGCTTCTGGAACTCTCTTCTCAGGATGTCCATCTTCCCTTTGTGATGAGTCTCGTTTTCCAAAACACGAGCAATTTTGCTCGTAATCCTCGCACACAGCTTTTTGTACGGAGAGGTAGTGGCTGATTGGAAAACCGGGATCGATTGTTGTTCATAATCATCCAAGTCATCAAAAGATGGGAAAAAGTTTGGTCTGGAATCGTCCTCATGAGATCTCGTTGATGAATTCACTATCCTTTGTTCATTAGTGATACCTTGGACGATCTCATTGATGATGTCTTTGAAGAGGACCTTTTCTCCAGATTTCGGATGTGCTTGATCTGGAATCCTCACCCCATTCTCCATTCTCTGCCTGTAGAAGTTCAGGTAGGAGTCTGGGTGTACAAATCTGTCACCCATCCGATCCTTGTCGATTTTTGGAATCTTCAGTTCCACGAAAAAGCAATGCTCATACATCCTGTTGTAAAGAGCCCTGGGCTCAGTGATGTATTGGTCCACCTTCGGGTGGGTTTGGTTCATTGTTAGAATAAGAAGTTCTGAGAGAAACTGGGTTCCCTTCTCCTCCAACGATGCCATGTTCACCCTATATGGAGCATTCCCAATCATGTTCATGAACCCGTTCAAATCTTTTCCTTCCCTCATTTGGAGAAAATCGTCGATCATGGTGATCGGTTGTTGTGCATATCCGGACATGAAATCGTCAGTTGATGAGTTAATCATGAAACATGTTCCATCGGCCCAGCCCATCTTCTCAGCCACGTAGTGCGACACCACGTGAGAGGACAAATAAGTCTTGCCACACTGAGGTTCTCCCATGAACGTGATGACTGTCGGGCGAACCCTGATTGCAGTGGGTGGTGTCTTCCTACATTGGTCGGCCAATTGTTGGATGTAAAATCCAGTCTCCTTAAGATTCCTGACATAGTTGGTCGACTTGTCTGTGACGATGACATTTTTCAAAATCATCTGAGCGTCAGGGGCCATTGAAATGACCTTTCTCCTCTTCTCTGGATCAGACAAGATGCTGTTGATCCCCTCTGCTTTGAGTGACAGGGACTCATCGATGAATTCAAAGATCATTTTCTTGTTTTGCCTGATCCATGAAATCCCACAACTCGGCTCCATTCCAAGGTACTCCACCTTGATTTTGTCGACCATCCAGACCACACCATTGACCAAGGCCGACAAACTCCCAGAATATCTGGTCAGATTCCCAAAATTGAAAATCTTGTTGAACTCAAAGATGAATGTCTCAGGCGATGCAACCCACTTTCCAATGTTCACTAGGAACAAGAGGAAGATTCCAATGACCTTGAGGAATGTCATTCTCTCGTCAGAATCATCTTGGAAACGAGGAATCCCATCATTGGTGAACAAGAACTTTCCGAACTTGTTGAAGAAAATTGCGTTGACAACCTCTTGGAAAATGTCAGGCATTGGGACCACATACTGGAAAACCTTTGCGAATCCTGAAATAGCAAGGGCTTCTTTTTCGGTCCAAAATTCCGAAAGTCTGTCCAAGACCTCAGTGAGCATCAATCCAAGAAGTCTTGAATACTCACCCCTCCTCAAATAACCATTCACGTTGTATGAGTTTCCGGCGGTGAAAACCTCATCCACCATGTTCCTCGTGTTTTTTCTCACGTCCCCAACAATCTTCTCAGTTGTTTCGAAGATATTGTCAAGTCTTTCTGCGACTTTTTCGAAAGCGCCAAACGTTTTGGTGGCCTTCGGGATGGCATCCCTAAGAACCTCAGCCGTCTCCTTCACTTCCTTGTTGAAAGAAGTGGCTTCTTGGACCCCTCTCTTGTGGGTGTCCACAATCGATTCACTAGCTCCCATGATGGTTGAGAGAGCTTCGTCGATCTTCGATGTCCATTCCGTAGTCCGTTTGTTGAATTGTTCCGTCATTCCAGTTACTGATTCTGCGATCCTGTCCGCATTATGGGTGGATCTCGCGATGGACTCAACCACACCCATCCTGTGGAACTCGTCGATTTCGTCTTCAAGCTTTTCCATAAGGTTCGTTGCCTTCTGGGCAGCTTGATCAACCTCCTTGAGTCCAAACCAAGATTGGAACTCCGCGGTGCCACAACCCTCGTTGATTTTAACACCTGAGAGAAAACCCCTCAGTGAAGGAAGTTTCTTCTTCTCCACCCCAGCTTGTTTTGGATCATGAGTCCAAGGAGAAGGTTTTCCGATCGTTTTCCTCCAGAATTCCTGGTATGCCGCCAAAGGCATGGCATGGTTGAATTCAAGGTGATTGCAGATCTTCTCAAATGATGAGACAAGCTCACATCTGGGGCACTTCACCTTGTTTTTCCATCCACAAGGGTGCTCGGATTCCCACTTTTGGGGAGTTGTTGAAACTCCACATCCAGGACACTTCAATTCAACATTCTCCCTCGGATGGGACGACTTGATGTGTTTCACCAATGATAGAAATGATGAAACAATTGTCGAACACAGCGGACACTTTCGAGTGTTGGTGACGACAGTGATCTTTTCATCACCAGATTGAAATGATGGAACGATCTCGAAATCACTCTCATCTCCATCTTCCTCCACGATGCCATCAACACGATCACGAGACGCCTTCTCTAAGAGAGTTGCGCCGAGAGGTCGCCGCGCGACGTGTTTTTGGATCTCCTTGGCGGGACTTGGAGGCACCAGAGCATTTTGGTACACATGAGGAGCACCCAAGAAATGGGAAAGAGTGAAACCAGGCCCAACAGCTTGAGTGATGGTCACTTCCGCGGGCTTGGTTCCTCTGTTCCATGCGTAGATGTAGAGATTGGAGAAGGGGAATTTTGGAAATTCTCCCGCAATCGGCATGGTTCTCGATGGAACTGATTTCAAGAAATTCAACCAAGGGATCCCAACCTCAAACATGGATTTGACTGCAAAGTTATGCATTGTTGGGTGGTTTTCCTCAATGTTGGCATACCACTCTTCCAAAGTGACTTCTCCTTCCTTGATGTCATAGAAGATTTGGGCCGCGTCTCCATAAGTCAAATGAACAGCCAGGACCAGATTGTCATTGGTTCCAGTGTCAGCAAGGAAACCAATTGTCTGGCCTCCATTCTGGTAACCAAACATGTTGGTGAACATTCCATAGTAGTTGAGGACGGCACCACTTGTCGCAAAGGCTCCTTCGCTATTCTTCCATTGCTTGATCTTAGAGCATGGAATGGGAATCCTCAAGATATGGATCTTGTCATTTGGAACCACCCAGTTGTAGATGGGGTCCCTCTTCGTCATCAGTTGGAGCATATCCTCATGAGGATATGTCATGAGGGAGCTCGGTGCTGCTGCCGTCTCTGATCCAGGGAAAAGTGAAGCCACAGCTCCATCCAAAATGGCATTTGATCCAATCTCGCCATTTGGTTTTTCAAGGATCTCATCTCCACTCTGAAACTGTGGGCAGCGAGGTTTTGATTTCTTGATTGCCTTTTGGCGAGCCCTTTCAGGGTAGTAGGGATCATTTGGGAAGAGCTTCTCAAACTTGCGAATGGTTTCCTCCGATGCATGGCCATCTTCCATGGCATCAAACTCCTCATCAGTCAAATAGTTTCCCTTCACAACCTCCGTGTCATTGGCAGTTGGATAAGGAATCATGAGCTCCTTGTAAATGAAAGGAGTCCTGAATTGCATGTTCGGAGAATTGACGTACACATTAACATCAATCGAGGTGGGATGATTGTCAGTTGGAGTGTACTGGAATGGTGAAACAACAAAAAGAGAAATCATTCCCAATGAATTCAGAGAATTGGCAAATTTGTCCATTGATCCATTCTCGGATGGTTGGATAGTGTTCAACCAATCATAAGCACCATTGAAAGGGACGGTGATGGAGACTGGTTTTTGTTCTCCAAGATTGAGTGTGACGTTCGGAACTTGCAAAGCTGATCCGTAGTTCGCAGCTGGAGATCCAGCATCATACGGAGTCCCAGGTGGGAAGTAGGCCACAAGAAGGCTGCCTCGGAAGTAAGAATTTGCCACTGGCTCAAAGGTGAAAGTGATATCACCTCTCCAGTACTTGTAGAACAGAGCCACGTATCCCAGATTTGACAAATCATGTCGGAATGACCAGTTTGGTCCAGAATTGACGTCATGTCCAGCTTGTGGATAAACGGGCCACATCTTGATGAATTGTCCATCAGAGGCTGTTGGAAGCCACTCAACGACAGCGATCCTGGATGGTTTTGCAGCCAGCTCAGTAGTTGTAGTTGGTTGTTTGGAAATGTCGAAAATCTTGGCTGGTTCCAAGAAATCTTTTGGGGTGTACCCAATAGGTTCAATGGACCGAAGATCATTCGTGATCGTCATGTTGAGTGTCGTTCCCGTGTCAGTGTTGACCAGGAAATCAGTGCACTTCTTTCCAACACGGAAAAGAGATGCAACTGAATCCACAACCACACTGGAAATCGCTTTCATAACTCCAGTGGCTGCTCCAGTCGCGAGACCGGCTCCCAAAGAAGTAAGAATCCCAGCTTGGAACTTCGGGATATTCCGTGAAATGGGTTTCCATGAACCAGGAATGGAAGGCATTGGAACCTTAAAAGTATTCTTCCTTTTCTCCTCTTTTTCCTCCGCTCTTTTCAAAGAATCTTGAATCTTCTTGTAACTGATCATTGGAGACTTGGTGAAAGGAGTTGGTGCTTTAGTTAGAGCTGCCCTCGGATTGATGAATTGAACGAAAAGGGTAACAGTCAAATGTTGGGACCCTTGAATCACGGATCCTTGGAGTTTGTTCCACACTAGGATCTGGAAGTATCCAGCATTGTTGTAGCACCCAACAACACCATCAAGAAGTGATGCGATGGTAAACTCAGTTTTAGCAGGTGCATTAATCACATTCTGCATGGAGATGAATGGAACCTCCAAAGTGGTGGTATTGCCAGTACCAAGGTTCAAGATCGTGCAATATGAACCAACCATGTTGTTCAAATTTATCGCATCTTCCCCAATCAATCGAGTGTAGGGAGGCCAATAGATCAATTGGAGAGCTCCCACGTTGAATGGTGAAGAAGGAACCTGGACCACAAACCTGATAGAATCTGCCATGAAGTAGTTGTTCATCTCCAGCAAAGTTCTTCCAGGAAATCTCCCACTATTCAAGATATCAAATGGGATTTGGAGGCCGCCAAGTGCTGTTCCAGCATCATTGGTTGTAGTCCATAGGAATCTCTTGACATTAGTCATTCTTCCAAGAGCATTGGATGAATCAGAAACAGGAAGTCCAACGCTTGTATTACCACCTGAAATGGCAGTGATAACACCATCATCCGCGCTTCTAGTTTGCGCGAGCAGGGGGTCAATGATAGTACTTGATTCCCCCTCAATGACTCCTCCTTGAGCCAAAGTTGACACATTGTCATTTTCTGTCACAGTCCCTCCCACAGGGTCGGTAATTGTGACAGGAGTTGTAGTGTCTCCAGATTGTCCAATCATTGTTGCTACAGCTTCGGCTGAGCTCGTGCTTAGTGGTGGTTTGACCTTAGATGATTGATTTTCCATTGTGCGCTTTATCTGATTGCTTTGTGTTGTGACCATAAATTGAAAAGAAATTGGGATTGGAAGTGTTGCCACCAGTACTTTTCCAAGGTACTCGGCTCCTACATTGTATCTCTTTCGAGCGAGTATGGGGGTCAGCCATCAAGTTAGCAGGGCCCTGTCTTACACAGGCATTCTACTAAATACAAGAGGTAAGCTACTCATAAGGATAGACAAAGTTTCTGTTGAGACCATTCACAGACTTCACCCATTGTAACCGGGTCGGATTACTAGTCCGAGATCCTATTATCCCCTCAGGGGGTTACCCAATATCAGTTAAGATACTATCCAAGTTTGTTTCAAGTAACGACTTCCACTAAGTCATTCCAAG